TGACAAGAGGAGATATATCTTTACCTCTATGGTCGTCACGATATATCTCCTCTTGTCACTATCACCCGCTTGAAATTAACCATTCCCCATCCAGGGTCAACCAGTTTCATATCCTGGACTGAATATATGACATTATTAACTACTGCCTTATCTCCTCTGGCTATAGGGCAGGACTCATCTACATAAATTTCATATAAGTCCCCGATATTCCCGTCATAAAACTGCATACGTTCTGGACTTGGCTCTTGAAAGGAGCAAGGATAGCCCTCGGCTGTGCCTGTAGCTGAATAGACTGACCTATTCTCGTCAATTCTCCTGAGGCGTCTTAATGTCACATTCCTGTCAAAAAAAAATCTCATATTATCTGATATTAGCTACCACAGGTGTCCTGTAAGCATCTAAAACTTCATCTAATCCCAATTCTTTTAAGGTGCTTTCGTTATCTGCCTTGGTATATGAATATTCTCCTAAGGTTTCTGATTTCATCCCTGTGGCTTTGGTTTGGGTATAAAGAAAAGCTATCAGTTTAAAACAGGCCTGCTGCAAATCATTGGGTATGGTCGTATATCCTGCGGTATAGGTTATTCGATAATTCCTAGCCCCTTCCATAAACCCGCCTGAGTGATAAACCATTCCTGGGCCTCTTTCACCATCATCATCTAAATCATAGAAAGCAGATTCTAATGCCTCCCAGGCAGGAGTGTCAAAATCCCCAGTTCTTCTCTCAACTGAAGTCAAAGTCGTCACAGGATAATGCTCTAATGGCAGGTAATAATCTCCTGTCCCGTCATAAATCTCATTCGTATGGGTGGTTGAAGCAAATCTCCTGCCATTGCAGTAAGTCTCGATAATATCAGTCGCCCTGTTTATTAAGTTAATGATTTTGTCATCCTCTGCGTCTCCTGTAATGCTCAAAACCTCCTTGGCATCATCAAGGGAAACGAGAGCATAATCAACTAATGCCATCTTTACCTCCTCTTATATCTTCGTGGTGTCATCATTTTGTCTGAATAACCCCTGCGAACTTTCTTTCTTGGCCTTCTGGATTTGATAGTAACCACACCCTGCTCAATCAGAGCATGTGCTTCATTCCTTTTGATTGAAATGAATTCACCTCTTTTTCTGCCGTCATAAGGCTTGAGAAGTTTAACTTTTATCATTGTTCTCCTTCTTAATATCTTCTAAAGCCAACCTTGGAGGGTGCGGGCCTGCCCGCTCTAGCTCCCCTCAAGAGCTTAGCTAATTTTTGTTTAGCCACTTTTATCAAGGTTGTATATCAGAAGGTATTAACAACCGTGAATTACAACAGCACAATGAAGGTCTGCAAGTTCTGCGTCAATTCTTTCCTCAACACGGACAGCTACCATATTACGTTCCCATAATGAACCAATATCAGTAATATAAGCCTCTTCAGACTGGCTTACAGTGATACCCTCACGAATGCCAATCATGTAACCTGAAAGGTCAGCTAACCAGCATCGAGTTTGGTTCAATGAGTCGTTCCTGATAATAGGAAGTCCAAGCAATGTGCCTGGTTCTTTTCCTGTTGGGTCAGGAATAAATAGGTATCTGTTCTGTGTATCTTTTAGCTGCATTGCTCGTCTAAGTGTCTCTGAATTCATAATCCAGACAGCTTTTCGCAGATACTTCTGGCTTAATCGCAATTTGGCTGCGATTAGAGTGTCGGAATCCATTATGCCAGCCGCAGTCGTAACCTGACGCGGAATTGTAGCTTGATAGCTGTCAATTCCTGTTGGTTGCGTTGCGCCTGTGCCGCGGATGAACATTCTCTCATCATCTTCTGCCAGTTGCTCCACTACTTGCCTTGTCACAAAGTCGATTATGTTATTGACTCCCGCACCTGCGGCGTCATCAACAAGTTCTTTGGTAAGAACAACGATAACCGCATGTGAGTAAGGGGTAAGTGAAATCTGGGAGAATTTAGCGGTAGAAGTATCCTTGATGGCTTTTTCACCTCTCCAATAAGTAACAGGTTTGGAATCAAGCCTATTAACATTAAGAGTAGGCGGACAACTTGGAATTACAGTAGCTCTTGAGCGGATATCAGAAATGTCAAGCATTTCCTCAATGATTTTTTGATACCAGTATTCCATTTATATTATCGGCTGCCACTTCGGGTCAGCTCCAACAGATTGATTTTTCTGTTGATTGGACTATCGCATACCCTTTTGGGTCTCTCTCGCTTAGTCTCTGCAACTGCTTTTCAGCTTGTTGGGGGTTGCCATCTCAGGGTTCCCCATTAATCAGAGAGAGTTTAAAGTGCCCCAATCTGGTAGTAAAGGCACTAAAAATCCACCTAAAGCATTTACTCCAGTGGAAAGAACTTTAAGTTTCATCTTGTCATTTTGAATCAATGCCTTAATGAACTCTTCAGTTCTTTGCTTGCCACTCATAGCTTTTACAGTATCCTTAGTTAAGCCAATGCTTTCTTTCTTGACTTTCTTGTCTGCTTTTTTAGACATCTCCTTTTCAAGTTTAGCCATTGCTAACTTGGAAATAGCAGTAGCAGCCTCATCAATGTCTTTTTCTTCGAATTTTTCTTTATCCATTTTCTTTTTCCTTGTTTAGCACTTCTGTTATTTTATTAAGTGCTCTAAGTGCAATTTGACGATTACGCCTTTTAGCGTCATCACCTGATTGCTTCGACCCGCTTTCGCGTGCTGATGTAAAGGACTTAAGTCCCTTCGCCAGACTTTGGATATTTTCTTCAATATCATCTAATTTTGTGTCTAACTTACTTGAATCTATTCCTTTTTCTATGTCCAGTTTTATCTTTTTGAATTCCTTGTTTACTTTCTTGTTATTCAGTTCAATTACTTCGTCCCGTTTCTCTATCCCTTCAATAAACTTATCTGTTTTTTTAGCCATTTTGCCGACTATGCCAGCCATTGTCTGCATTTCCCTAGAAACATCTTTCATTCTGCGGGCAACCCGGCTTTTGAATTTCTTATTCTCTGCCTTCATTTCTTCTTGGTTCTTTTCAATTCCGCCAATAAGTGTTGTTAATTCTCCCTCTAATCCTTTTTTAACTTTCTTAATAATCTTATTGACCCTGTCTTTTTGCAGCTTAATTCTCTTTTCTTTAAGTTTCGCCTTTTTCTCAGATAGAGCTTTTTTCTTTTCTTCTTTTTTATTCGTCTTTTTTAATTCTATTTTTTTCATCTTCTTTTCAGCTTCTTCTTTCAATTCCTTTATGCTTTTAGAAGCTGCTTCAAAACTTATCCCATTGTGCGCCTTGCAATGGCTTCTGGCTTCCCCTGCTTCCCATGTTTTTTTGGGATATCTGTAGGCTTGCTCTGCCATTGTTTTTTTATCCTCAAGTCTACCCATAATCACATCATATTCTTTGCCATCATGCTTTCTTGAAACCCTTCTGAATGAGCCATCTTGAAAACCTGCAGGATCTTTCAAACGACAGGCATGCTCATTAGGATATGGTTTAAGGGTGACAGGTTTAATATCCTTCATTGACTTTGTCAGTGCCTTGCCACAACTGGGACAATCCATAGTCCTGTAAGTTGCACCCTCTCTGGTTTCCCGTGAGAATCCGCATTTCTTACAAATATGGTACTTCCAAAACCTTATTTTCTTCAAAATTTTACTAACTAAGTCTTTACTGTGTCCTTTGGCATAAACCGCCTGCAGAGCATTAGGATTAGACGGCACATTTACCAAAGATATTTCCAGAAGTTCCTGCTTGGTGTATCTGTCATCTTCCTGTTCCATAGGCAAAAATCCTACTGAAACACCCCTAACCCAGTCCTCATCTACTAAATCTGAAAGAAGCCTCGATCTTTCATCCTTGCGGTGAAACTTGGGAATAAAGGTAAGCTTTTTCTTCCCATTAATAGTTTTGTACCTCAAATTAGTTCCATGGCCAATTAATGGTTCTGCGGCATTATGAGCCCATAAGAGAACAGGATAATTTTTATAATTGTCTAATTGCCAACCATCAACTGAGATGGTTTCTCCTTCTCTGTCTACAGTTTCGTCAGAAACGACAAAAACCTTCTGACCATCGATTGTCTTTTTCTCTGCTGTAGTAAAAAGAGCTTTCTTAATCTTTTTTTGTAATCCCTGTAAATATTTATCAGGGATAGATACTGTTTCCATTTTGTCCTCCAAACAAAAAAGTCCCTGAGAGTTGCAAAAAGCAACGGTCTCACGGACTCATTTGGGTCTCAAAGGACTCACTCAAGTATATTTAATTTTTAATTAACTGCTGTGTAAAATTCTGGTTTGTAAATAAGTGATTGTTTCCACTTACAGTGATGGCAAATTATCTTTATCTGCCCATCCCTAATATCCTCTTCATAGACAATTGCCCCACACCGCTCACAGCGAACTTCACGCCATCTATCGTACATATTTTTATTATACAACACCTTCTTTTTCCTTGTCAATAGTCTCCGCTTTATCAACAATTTCTTTTATCTGCATTCTAACTTCGATTCCGAAAATCTCGTCCTCCTGTCCAGAC